AGAAAGGAAAACAAGAGTCTGGAGTGGAAATGTGAAGCCGATGCCCATAGTCATATACGTTTTTGACGTGAAGACTTGTTTATCGAGCTGCACTTTCACAATCCTTCCGAGGTTGCAGGCGTCAGCCCACTTGCTCTCGAGGATTCCATCAATTAACTCCGAACAGATATTATCCGAAGCCATTGACTGGTCAGCAGTCACGAGTGTACCCGTGATACTACCGAATCGCGCAAGTTCGCCATGAGTCCCTTGTAAGGTCCTTATGTCGAATCCGGCGCTGCATAATCTAGAGGAGAAAACAGACCCTAGACCACCGGAATATAATGTTCCGATAGTCGTGTTGGGCATGATGAATCTCTTAGATTTCCAGGTCTTGTTAACAAGAACGATCTCGAGCGTGTCGCATTCCATGTAGGGTGGCTTACCAAGAAGCTCTGCCCTTTCGACTGCATAATTAAATGCAGGTCTATTCCAGCTGCTGTAAAGCTTGCTGAACCAAATGATATGGTCACGTGAACCCGAAATGGGAGCGTCATACCGAGCACCTTCGCAGGCCTCATGCATAGGAATCCCAACGGATGACTTTTTGCCAAACGTCGCCTCTTTCATAACTTCAAAGTTATTGAAGTCACCGAGTATTCTCGAACAATGTCCACGAGCCTTAAACAAAAGAGTCATAACTTCTTTGGTTTGGGGCAATGTGAACGCATCAAGTCGCCGCTGATTTTTAAGGAATTTCTCCTTGGAATCTGCGAGAACCTGCTGATTTGTTAGAGCGTCAGGGTGAAAAGAGAATTTCTTGAATAAATCCAAGATTTGTCGTTGAGTTTTAAAACCAATGACCGTTTGATCGGCCTCTTGGGTACTACTCTGCATCTTCCGAAACTCAGAAACATTGCGAGACCTAATTATGGTCCTTGCTGTTGTAACGAAATCGGTTGTAAGATGTGGTGAAAAGTCCTCGAGAAGATGTTCAGCTAGTTGCCAGGCCAAATCATCCACATTATGCGAATTCGCATAATGGCTTTGCAGTTTCTTGCTCTTCATAGAGTTTCCTCTTGGAAGGGTTAACCAAATGATCTAGTAAACTAGATCCCAAAATAGGAGAGGAATGACAGCTTACGCCGTCGAACCGGAACTCCAGAACGCAGCGGCATCAGCATCTGTCAGCAATTGAG